AAGCAACTCTACAGTTTGATTTGGTTTTGTAAGAAAGTTTCTATTCCTTTTGATGTGTATTGCTTCACTAATGAGTGGAATCGTCCTGTGTATGATTATGATGCAGGTCGATATATTCCTGCAGACACCCGATCCCACTACGAAAAGAAAGAAGGTCTTCTTGCGGTCGATGATGATTTCTCTCTAATGAATGTTCTTACTAGTAAAGTATCTGGGAAAGAACTTGAGAGACAAATGATCAATATCTGGAGAGTTGTTAGTTACTACTCACGAACTGCTCAGTATAGTATTCCAGAACAAGTGGGATTGTCTGCAACTCCTCTGAATGAATCTCTGGTAGCTCTTCACCAGATTTTGCCTAAGTTTCAGAGAGAGAATAAACTTCAGAAAGTTCAATGTATTATCTTGACTGATGGTGAAGCAAATCATCTCACTCATCATGTTGTAGTTGATCGTTCCTGGGAGACTGGCCCTTACATAGGTACACGCCGTCTTCATCCTGATACATATTTTATTCGTGATCGTAAACTTGGTCGAACTTATCAAGTCAAGTATGAGTGGCATAAGTTTACTGATAGTCTTCTTCAGAACTTAAAAGATAAGTTTCCTGAGGTTAACTTTATTGGTATTCGAGTTCTTAATCCTCGTGATGCTAGTTCTTTCATTAGGAAGTATAGTAACGCTAATGAGTACGATAAAATACATGCGGAGTGGAAGAAGACTAAGAGTTTCTGTATTAAAAACTCTGGATATGATGCATACTTTGGCCTTTCTTCCTCAGCTCTTGCTCAGGATACTGACTTTGAAGTGAGTGAAGATGCCACTAAATCTCAAATCAAGAAGGCTTTTGTCAAGAGTTTGAAGACTAAAAAACTAAATAAAAAAGTTCTTGGAGAATTTATTTCACTGGTAGCATGAGCAGAAAGCATAAGCTTCCTTTCAAGCATATTGTTTTGGAGGACACTAAAGAGGTTCTTATAGTTGTGAGGAGTGCTATCACCGCCATGGGTGTAGAGTCCATGGTGAAAAGATACTATCCTGGTTATACTGCCAAGATTATCTCTGAGCGATACTACCAGGAGCAGACAATCGAATAACCGTCTACTGGGGCCAAACGGTCCCCTCTTTTGCTATATAATGACTACAGTTCAAACAAAGGAAATGGCACTTTCTGCCGATTACATTCGCACTTCACTTCAAAGTCTTTATGGTGAGTCTGTGACTACTGGAGACCTCCGTGCATGGTGTGCCATGAACGGAACCACTTATGTCACTGTGACCAAGAAACTTGAAGAGTATAAGGTTGGTCGTGGTAAGTGGAATCTGGAAGTAACAAAAGAAACTGTTAAAGATCTTGAAGTAACTTATAATTCACCTGCGGCTCTCCCTGCTGTGGAACAAAACCTTATTCCTGCTAAAGATGATACCTTCGTCCAGTTTGGTAATTTCAGTGATATTAAAAAAATTATTAAGTCCCGTTTATTCTATCCAACGTTCATTACGGGTCTTTCTGGTAACGGCAAAACGTTCTCGATTGAACAAGCGTGTGCCCAACTCGGACGTGAACTGATCCGAGTCAACATTACGATCGAAACTGATGAGGATGACCTTATCGGAGGTTTCCGTCTTGTCAATGGTGAGACTGTATGGCACAATGGCCCTGTCGTTGAGGCACTCCAGCGCGGCGCTGTACTGCTGCTGGATGAGATTGACCTAGCATCTAATAAGATCCTATGTCTACAGTCCATCTTGGAGGGTAAGGGAGTCTTTCTGAAGAAGATTGGTAAGTTCGTGGTTCCTGCCAAAGGATTCCAAATCTTTGCCACTGCCAACACCAAGGGTAAGGGTTCTGATGACGGCCGATTCATTGGCACTAATGTTCTTAATGAAGCGTTCCTTGAGCGTTTTCCTGTGACCTTCGAGCAAGAATATCCTACTCCTGCTAACGAGGTAAAGATTCTTGCTAAGATTTGTGATGATGATCAATTCACTACTAAGTTGGTTGACTGGGCAGACATTATCCGTAAGACCTTTTATGATGGTGGTATTGAGGAGATCATCAGCACCCGTCGTCTGGTTCACATTGTGAAGGCATATGGTATCTTTGGAGACAAGGCAAAGGCCATTCAGGTTTGTGTGAATCGTTTCGACGATGAAACTAAGCAGGCATTCCTGGAACTGTATGATAAAGTTGATGCTGACTTTGAGATGCCTAGCGAAGATCAGCAGAAGCAACACCTTGACGAACACAATTTCTGATGATAAAATTATGACAAATGCTTGGAGTTTTTTACATGATGAACTTTATGGAGAATCTAAAATGACTGAAAGTCTAGATGACCGAATTTCTCCATCAATTGGAAGAAATGATGGCCCTGTTGGATCTAGTGGAGATGATATTATTACCTTTAATACTTTAAATGTGAGTGTCCCCGAACTTCCAAATGCACCAGACAACAATAATGGACGTTGGAAATACAATGAAGATGTTATTCTGAAGGATATTCATGAATATGTAAGTGGCACCTACCGTAGTCACTACACGGGAAAAACAAACGGATTTGCAGATATTCAGACAATTGATTTGATGGCAGCTAAAGGACTTGCTTCTGGATTTTGTCAATCAAATATCATAAAGTACGGAACACGATATGGTGATAAAGATGGGCAAAATAAAAAAGACTTGTTGAAAGTTATTCATTATGCTATGCTACTCTTGCATTTTGATGATCACTACAAATCAACCAACTCTGACTTTCCTTATTGATAATGAAACTTCGCAACTCTATGAAACTCTCTGATAAAACTATTTCTCTTCTCAAAAATTTCTCTTCCATCAATCAGTCTATTCTGTTCAAGGAAGGGAACAAACTTCGCACTATTAGTGTGATGAAAAATATTCTCGCAGAGGCAACAGTCTCTGAAGAGTTTGCAAAAGACTTTGGTGTTTATGATCTCAATCAGTTCTTGAATGGCCTCAGTCTTCATCAGAGTCCTGAACTTGACTTCAAGAACGATGGTTATGTTGTTATCCGCGAAGGCAAGATGCGTTCCAAGTATTTTTTTGCTGATCCCAATGTAATTGTTACTCCTCCTGAGAAAGATATCACACTTCCTAGTGAAGATGTATGTTTTGAAGTGAGTACCGAACAACTGGATAAACTGCTGAAAGCAGCTGCTGTCTATCAACTTCCTGATATTTCTGCTGTTGGTGAAGGTGGTGTTATCAAACTAGTTGTCCGTGACAAGAAGAATGATACCTCCAATGATTTTGCTATTGTTGTTGGTGAAACTGAAGATCAGTTCTCATTCAACTTCAAAGTAGAAAATATTAAGGTTCTTCCTGGAACTTATGAAGTGATTGTGTCAAAGAAACTTCTGTCTCGATTTGAATCGAAAAGTCATGATTTGACCTACTATATTGCTCTGGAGCCTGACTCCACTTTTGATTGATTCTTAACTAATTTATTATGCGTAATGAATTTCTTTGGGTTGAAAAATATCGCCCACAGACAATTGAAGATTGCATCCTCCCTGAAAACACTAAGAAAACTTTTCAGGGTTTTTTATCTAAAGGTGAAGTACCTAATTTACTTCTGTCTGGCCCTGCCGGATGTGGCAAGACCACTGTCGCAAAAGCACTTTGTAATGAACTGGGAGTAGATGTTTATGTCATTAACGGATCCGATGAGGGACGCTTCCTTGATACGGTCAGAAATACTGCAAAAAATTTCGCTTCGACCGTATCACTTTCGTCAACTGCTCGACACAAAGTCATCATTATCGACGAAGCTGACAACACAACAAACGATGTACAACTCCTACTTAGGGCGTTTACGGAGGAGTTTTCTAGGAATTGCAGGTTCATCTTTACCTGCAACTTCAAAAACAAAATCATCGAACCCCTTCACAGCAGATGTGCCTGCATTGACTTCTCTACCGACAGAAAGTCAAAACCACAACTAGCCTCAACATTCTTCAACAGACTCAAGTTCATACTTGAGAGGGAAGGCGTCGAAGCTGATCCGAAAGTTCTTATAGAACTGATTAACAAACACTTTCCTGATTGGAGACGTGTTCTTAACGAGTGCCAGCGTTACTCTTCTTTAGGTAAAATTGATGCTGGAATTCTTGCACAATTTTCTGATGTAAAAGTAAATGATCTTATTAAACATCTTAAAGGGAAAGACTTTAAGGAAGTACGCAAGTGGGTGGTCAACAATCTTGATAACGATGCTTCTGTGCTTCTCCGTCGTGTTTACGATGCTCTATATGGATCCCTGGCCCCTAATTCTATTCCTGCCGCCGTTCTTGTTATTGCTAAGTACCAAT